ATAGGCGATCGAGCGCGTCAGGCAGTGCGGGCACACCGTCGCGGGAACGCGGGGCGTGTAGTTTCTCTTCTTCGTCACTGATGGGTCCCCCCGGCATTCCCCGGCCCCGTCGACATGGCGGGACGAAAGAAATTTGGCAGGCGCCGGCGGATGCGACGCAGAACGCCGTCAACCTGCTGCGCCTCGACCAGCGCACGATGATGATCGAGCGGGGAGGCGCCGGGTTGGGAGACGCTGAAAAGGGCGGAGGTCAGTTCACCTGCCTCGCGGACGAAGTCGATCGAATCCGCGACCAGCTGGCGTCGGCAGGCATCCTCGTGCTTGACCTTGATACCGAGCTGATGGCTGAACGCGTCGCGGAACGGCGCCCCCTCGCCGCCAGCAAGCCTGTACGCGGTGTCCAGCGCAAGGGCTTCGAGAAGCGACGGCAACGTGTCGCTGTTCGGGTTGGCCCACGCGTAAACGGTGCTTACGGCTTTGCCGACTGCGGCAGCGGCGCCTTCCCCTTTGATCTGCGCGAGGACCTTGATCATCGCGTCGGGAAAGGTGTCGGGGATGCGAGGTTTGGTCACAGCGACGCCTTCCGCTGGAAAAGCACGGATCGATTACAATCGACGGCGGCAGCCCCCCCGATTACCTCTCCGAAAATGTCGGGACGAAGGAGATGACGCGACACGCCGAGTTTGCGTTCGATGACGAGAACTTCGTCCGCCTCGGCGCGGCACGAGCCGTTCAAGCGCTTGGAGATGGCCGGTTGACGCTTGCCGACGATCGACGCCAGCGCGGCCTGCGAACCGGCGCGGTGGAGCGCTTCGCTGAACGCTTGCTGCGGTGTCATGGTCAATTCCATGGCTCACCAGTATTCCGCGCGGAATGCCTATGTCAATACCAAAGTCTTGTGGCGGTACATTCCTATCGGAATATCGTGGCACCGTGATTCACAGTGACCGCATCAGGCTACGCATGGAAAAGCTCGGCCTCACGCAGGCGGAGTTGGCTCGCCGCGTCGAGGTTACGCAGGGCGCGATTGCAAAGATTGCCAACAACAATCCGAACGGATCGTCGCACCTCCATAAGATCGCCCGTGAACTTCAGACCACGCCGGATTATTTAACCGGCGAAAGCGACAACCCGGACGAAGATGCGCCGCCACCGCCAGCTAGGCCGACCGTACAGATCGCCACGATGCAGGTCCTGCTTCCTGATATTCGTGCACTGGAGCGTATGTTTCTGGGCGTTCTAAAGGCGTCGGAGGGGCTGTCGCAGGAAGCTCTCGCGCATGAGCTCGCACTGCTGCTTCCCAAAGGTCTCGGGCTTCTTCAAGGGCCGCTCGTGTTCGAAACCCCGGCTGTCGACGATGCTCCTCCAGCCGGATCTGAAGACGGCCATGACGATCGTCCCGCACGACGGCGAGCATAGCGCAGACGGTTTCACAGCGAGCGCATTCGCGCTCGCAACGGGGCCGAGACTGGAACACTGACATCATATCGCCGACTCATATCGTTCTTATTATGTTCCGGTTAGTAAGGCACGCTCTCCAACAAAAATAGGGGGTCCATGCCGAAACTGGTATCTCCGCATTATCGCGCTTTCCGCAGCGATAGGCCCTGATTGTGTAACGGATCAGCTTGGCGGATTGACGTCGCAAACAATCTGCCGATTGGCGGAATGACCCAGGTGGGAGCAAAGCGGTCACGCTGCTTTCGAATGACAAAATAGCGTAAACGGACGTTTATTCATCTTGGACGACGCGTCGGAACGAACACGCCCGTTTTCAGATGATGCGCTTATATTGATGATCGAATAGCAAACATTCTGTTACTAGCTTTTGACATCCGTTACCCGCAGGTGGCCGGGCATCAGCTGCGATGATCATAGCAGTTCGGTTACTAACCCCACAGACCCGACTCCACAGGGCTAGACTCCGCTAAACTCTCATTACAGCGCTATCACCGTCAAAGGTGCCAATTGTGTAATTTTTCATCACGCTGGCATACTTATGCTGCCTGCTTATCTCGGATAAACTGATTAAAGCCGTTTTCGACAAACGTTCGCAACGAGTTGGGGATACGTGCCCTGGGAGCAGCGACGACCATGACGTTCTTCGGCCCTATTGAAATCTTAGACTTTGGTGGTTGATTATACGCATGCAAAAATGTGCGTATCTCTTTGTGAGTTTCATTAATCATTCCGGCCAGAAACCAGACCAAATACTTGCCCCGCACCCATTTCTTTGGATCACCTGACGAGCATAAGGCATCACTCATTTCTTTTCTATCCAAAGCATTGGCTTTTGGTGCCCCCACACATTCACAGAGTCGATTAACTCGAGCGTCTTCCTGTTCAAACTCTGCGACCAGGGAAACCGTACCGGCATTAAATTGGAAAATAGACGCAAGATCTAGATTATTAAGATTTGCCGAAATACCTTGAAATCTCCAGAATAGTATCTGTGCCATAATTGGGTTCATAGCATGCGCAAACTTGTTCAGCTGATCATTAAAGTGACTAATTAGGGCCTGCTGCTCTTCTAATGTCCAGTCTACCACATTGTGTACCTCGGCTAGGAGTCGGAGCATCACCTCAGCCGTTACGATCGCATTCTCTATTGAGTATGCATCCGTTACATATGTGTTTTGTGAATATAAGGGAGCGACTCTGTCAAAGCTGGTAAGATCCCGGTCAACAAAAAATGATATTTGTTTACGCGAATATATTTCCCAATCGAAGTCACTTTCGGCTCGTAATACCTTGTTACGATTACCTGCTCTGATTAGGTCTACAGACCACTCTTCTGGAATAAAGCGCTCAATGACGCTTCTATAAAATGAGGGATCATCCTTTCCTTCAACGAACCCATACACCACCTTCTTCGTTCGATCGAATCTTAACAAGAAGTCGTGATAAGCCTCACCTACCGTTTCGAGCGCAGCGGCATGAACATCGAGCATGGTCATGCAATGTTCCCCCAATCCGGCCCTGTTACATATTCTCCGAGCGCATGAGCATGCCTTCGAAGTTCATTATCATAGATGAATGGAGAGTGGGTAACCGCGACCAACCCCGCGCAAAATGACGCTGCACGTATGTCTGTGAGGAATCTACGCTGCCAAGGTACGGACAATGACAATTCTGGCTCATCAATTAAAACAAAAAACTTTTCTCGCCCCGAAAGATATAAATGACTAAATAGGGAAACGATCTGTTTCTCCCCCGAGCTTAGCTCTGAAAGAGGAACATCCTCCCCCGTCTTCTTAGATTTGATTTGAAGAGAAAACTCACGTGTCAAATAAGTAAACGTTTTATCCACAATGTAGGCCGAACAAAGAGCACAAAATGCAGATATTCCACGCTCTTTCGCTTGCAAGTCTTTCTGGAATCTAACTAGCTTGGTAAAGTAGTGGTATATGATTTGTTCGTGTTCAGACGGTACGTTTGCCGTGGATTTTGCAGAAACAATAATATCACGTAATCTGTTTTTAGCATGGGGACTTAGAATCGTTTCGTCGACACGGTTCAAAACTGCCTCAATCGTTTCATCAGAGGCATTCTCAATATCATGACGATCGGCAGATTTGTAGCTCTGGCTTACGACATCTCCGAGGTAGCTGAGGCTCAGGGTTGTAACCCCAGCCAGCTGAAAGCTTCGTATTTCTTCGAGAGCTCTATTTATTGCTTGTTTAACATCATTCATGCCAAATTCAACTAATTCGACATAGTCGTTTCCATCTTCCGGCTGCCGAGTCACATATGACGAACGACGCGCGTCTTCTGAATCATATCCCTGAATGATGCTGTTCAGTTCGCGCTCAATACGACGGTATGTAGGAAGATAAAGAATTTGCGCGGATAGGCTGTTTGATACTCTCTCCTGAAGCTCAATCAGTTTTGCCGTATCTTCTCCTTTCCGACGAAAAAGGTCACGCTGTAGCGAAGTCGGAGAGACCCTGTATCGCTCCAAATAAGTTATAGCCAATGCTTCGGCTTCCGCAGATCTTCCTGCATTCAAAAGCTCGCTAACTCGTCGCCGTTGCACCGGTGGCAATCGACTCATAATTGAAGGATCGATCTGGCTTGACATGCTAACAATTTCTTCGTGTGATACTTTGTACTCCACACCGTCAATAGTAGCTGTAACCGTATTAAAAACAAACTGAGCTAGGCTTGACCAGCGACCAGACGTGAAATAGAATAACATACGAAGAAAAGTTGTTTTACCAGAACCATTCTCACCGACAAGAATTAACGTATTCTCCGAAATATGAACGTCTATGCTACCGCCGCTTCTCAAGCCATCAATTCTAAAACGGGTGATGAGTGGCGCAGCGTTCATGATGGATTCCCTTGTTGCGTCATACTAGTGCCCCGGCCGCCGAAAGTGCAACCAACGTTGCATCATGAGCGTATGGGCAGAATTATTGATTAGCAGGTCGCCGGCAATAACCAACGATCGTGATGCCAAGGTGCCTTACATCAAACGATGCTTTCCACGAGGCCATGCCACGCGTTTCCACATCCCAATAGCGCCACCTAAACGAACGCTAGGAACAGGGCGAGCAAGAGGCCCGAGCGAATGTTCATGAATGGGAGGATGCGGTCCGGCTGCTTTGTTGAAAAGCTGGCATCAAGCCGCTTCAAGCTTGAGGTCCGTTAAATAGCCACGATCGCCAAACAAGTGCGCGACCTCCGCCACCAGCCAAGCGGCACCATTGATCGGAGCTTTGTAGCCGCTGACGTTCGCTTTCGTCTCAACATGAATGTCGGGCCGCCCCAACGCGAGCGTAAGGCTGAGCGAAACCCGTTCCCGCCCCGCGCGACCATTCGCCGCATTGGCAGCAGCCTGCGCGTCCGCCTCGCTGGCGTAGACGCGCGACAGCGTCTTTGCCCCCTCCGCCTCCCCGGCCACGAAATGCTCGCGTTTGCCGGACTTCCGGTCATGCCACGTCGCCTTCACCCCCGGCACGTCGTCACGCTTCTGGCGGCTGAACTGGTGGGCGTCGCCGTCGCGCCGCGCGATGGTGACGGTCGCGATCGGCTTGCCGGACGGCGTCGTGCCGGCGGCGATCGGCGAGAATATCAGCACGCCGCGCGCGATCTTCGCCACTGCGCCGCGCTCCCGGCCAAGGCGGCGGAGGAAAGCGAGATCGCTTTCGCGGTTCTGCGCCTTTGCCGTGACCGCGATGTCGGCGAGGCTGGCCGCGCACCGCGGCGTCAGCTGGTGTCGCTCGGCGATCTCCGTCACGATCGCGCCGAGCGTCGTGCCGTGCCAGCTCTTCTCTCGCCTGATCTTCAGGTCGCTGGTGAAGTCGGTCGAGCGCGCGCGGATCGTGATCAGGTCGGGCGGGCCGCCATGCGCGACCTCATCGACGATGAACCATCCCTTGTCGACCAGGCCCGGCGTGACGTCGCTGCCCTGCTTCCAGCCGAGCCAGACGTGGATCTTCGCGTCGGTCGGCGGGAGCGCAACGGTGCCGTCGGTATCGTCGATGACAAGATCGAGCTGGTCGGCCTCCTCGCCGCGCTTTTCGGTGATGCCGAGCGAGACGAGGCGGCGGCGCGGCGGGCGGCCATTGCTTTGCGCGACGTGGCCTTCGAGCAGCGGGGTGATGTCGGTGCCATCGACGACGACGCGGACGGCGGCGATGTTGGCGATCATGCGACGTCGCTGTCGACGCGCAGAAGGTCGATCGCGAAGTCGATCTGGCGGGGCGTGCCGTCGGGGAAGAACGCCCTTGCGCGATCGTCGATGCCGGTGATGACGAACGCGCCATAGACATAGCCGAGCCCATCGACGAGCGACCAGGCGTCGCCGCTGTCCGCCATGCGGCGCAGCTCGTCGATCGACACGCGGCCGTCGGCGATCTCGGCATAGACGGTGCCGGGCAGCGTGATCGTCTCCTCGCCGGGGCCGGTATATTGGGTCGCGTCGCGCGCGCCGATCCGCGCCGAGGTGGCGTGGCGCCAGCTCGCGCGCCGCGCCAGCTCGTCAAAAGCGAGCGTCTGGATCGAAAAGGGGAACAGGCCAAGCGCGAGCAGCATCAGACGGTCTCGTAATCGGGGGTGTCGGCGAAGGACGACCGGCGCCGCGCGGCTGTTTCGCGGTCGCGGCGGTCCAGCTCGTCGGCGACGGCGCGGGCGAGCGCTTGCGCGTCCTGACCCGGCTGCTGGTTGATGTGGATGGTGTAGCTGCGGGGTGCGGTGCTGACCGCGTCCGGCGACGCGGGGGCGGCGCCGGCGGCGCCGCCCATTGCCAGCGCCGGGATCGCGCTGCCGGTGACGATCGCGGACGTCAGGCGACTGGAGAGGCGGTCCATGCGCTTGACCGGCTCGCCTTCCTGCGCGGCGATGCCGTTGGTCAGCCCGTCGACGATGTTGCCCCCGAAGCCGGCGAAGACGCGGCTGGGCGAATGGATGCCGAGCTTTGCCTTGAACCAGCCCGCCGCGGACGAGGCGACGCCGACGATCGTGGTTTTCAGCGAACCGAACATGCTGAAGATCCCGCGGATCAGGCCGGAGATCATGTCGCGGCCGATCTGTGCGAAACGGGTCGGCAGCGACGCGAACCAGTCGACGACGCCTGCGAACGTCCCCTTGATCCCCTGCCACAGCCCGGCGAACCATCCGCCGATCGCGCCCCAATTGGCATAGATCAGATAGGCCGCGGCGCCGATCGCGACGATGCCGGCGACCGCCGCGAGCGCGATGCCGATGACGGGCAGCATGCCGATCCCGAGCGCGCCGGCCGCGAACGCCAGCGCCGAGAAGGGAGCGACCAGGCCGGCGATGACGATCGCACCGCCCCCCAGCACGAAGAACAGCCCGGCGAACGCTGCGGCGCCGATCGCGACGGCCTTGGCCGCGTTGGGATAGCGGTTGGCAACGTCGCCGATCCACGTCGCAAACGCATTCGCGCGCGTGACGATCGCGTTGATGGTCGGCAGCAGCTGCGCGCCGAGCGTGATGGCCAGCGTCGTCGCGTTGACCTTGAGCTGTTTCGACTGCTCGGCCGAGTCCTTCATGCGGTCGGCGAAGTCGCGGTCGGTCGTGCCCCCCGCCTTGCCCGCCTCGTCGCGGATCTTGCGAAATTCCTCCATGTTCTGGATCAGCGGGCGCAGGCCTTGCTGCACCTGGGCATCCTCGAACAGATAGCCGAGCTTGGACAGGTCGCCCTTCAACGTCTTGTTGGTCAGCTCAGCAATGGCTTCGAGCGGCGTCTTTCCTTCGGCATAGGCCTTCTTCAGCGCGGCCGGCAGATCGACGCCCATCTTTTCGAACGCCTTGTTGGTCACGGGCGATGCGATCTTCTGGAGGATGTTGGCGAGGTTGCTGCCGGCGCTGGCGGCATCCCCTGCCCCCTTGCGCGCGATCTGCAACCCGGCCGCCAGATCCGCGACGGCGCCGACGCCGGTCTGCCCGAGCCCCTGATAAGCGGCGGTGAGCGCCGGGAAATACTGCGCCATGTCCTTGAGCTCGAACGCGCCCGCCTTGCCGGCGCTGGCCATGACGTCGATGATCTTGCCGGTCTGCGCGACCGGCACCTTGAGATTGTCGGTGGCAGCGAACGCGGCGGCGGACAGGTCCGCGATCTCGGCCTTGTACGCGGTCGCGGCACGGCCGATCGGCTTCATCATTGCGACCGCGTCGGGCACCTTGGCGCCGAGACCCGCGAGCGCATCGACGCCGGCTTGCAGATCGGCCGGCATCTGGTTGGCGGCGCGCGCGGACACGAGCAGGTTGCGGCCGAGCTGCTCAGACGCAGCGCGCGACAGGTCAGCCTTTTGCCCGATGTCGGTCATCACCGACTGAAAGTCCTGCGCGGCCTTGATGCTGCCGATCAGCGGCGCGACCATCGCTACGCCGGTGCCGATCGCGGCGGCACCGCCGGCCGCGAGCCCGGCGGCCATGCCCTGTGTCCGCGTGAAGCGCGCGCGGCCGGCCGCCATGCGGCGTTCGCGATCGGCGAGCCGTCCGACCTCGGCCGTCTGCTCGACGATCGTGCGGTTGGTCTGGACCGCCTCGGTGCGTAGCCGGCGCTGGTGCCGCGCCAGGTCGTTCGTGTCGATGCCGGCGGTGTGGAGGCGCAGCGACATTTCGTGGAGCGACTGCGCCTGTTTGCGCTCGGTCGCCTCCAGCGTCGTCACCTCGCGTTCCGCCTTGGCGAGCGCGCGGGTCAGCGCCGCGGTCGGCCTGTCGGCCGCGGCGATCTCCTGCCGTAAACCCGCCATGCGCGTCCGCGCCGTGCCCAACGCGGTGCCGGTATCGCCAAGGCCGGTCTTCAGTTTGCGGAAGCCCACGATATCGCCCTGCGCACGCTCGATCTCGCGCAGGCCGTCGCGCGTTAGCTTGAGCGCCTGCGCGGCCTTGGTCGATCCGCCGGCAATGGCGCGCAGCGGACCGGTGACGCGGTCGCCGGCCTCCAGCAGCATGCGGATGCGCAGGTTACGATCCACGGGTCTGTCCTTCGGGGTTGTGGCGGCGCGCGGCGCGGGCGCGCCACTGCATCAGGTCGTGGATCGAGAGCGCGTCCAGGGCATCGGGCGACCAGTGGAAGACGAAGGCGATGTCCGCCATCGGATCCTCTACATGCTCTGGGAGAGTGCCGCCTTCGTGGCAGTCGGCAGCAAAAAATCGACGAGCACCCCTGCGATCTGCGTCACGTCCGCGGGATCCATCGCGTCGATGAGGTGCGGATGGAGGATCGGCTGCGTCACGCGCGGCGCGACGAGCGCGACCTGATTGTAATCCATACGCACCAGCCCGCCGAGGTTCGCACCGCGCAGCGCGCCGCCCATCGGCTTTCGGACATGAATCAGCGTACCAGCCGGCATCACGACCTTGTCGGCGACGACGATGTCGTATTCGAGCGTGACGTCGC